GTTAACGTCTAAACACAATAAGCCAATTAAACATAACTTGCAACCATTACTTTGAATTGCTATTATGTTTGTAAATAAACTTAATGGATATAATTATGACACCTAAACAATTTGATATTTGCCTAGATTTTCACCTTGGCTTGATTCGCAGTAAACCACACGATGACACCATTAACATGGCTCGCAATGGCACAATCAATGGGGCGGCTGGTAACTTAATGAATGCGCTAGATGATCGACTTACTTCGCTAATGTATTACCCAGGAGCAAACACGGACGGGAAAATAGAGCTGTACAACCTCAACAATACCCGCAACCCATCACCAGGCGCATTTGCCGCAGCGTTTGAAGTAATTAATGGCAGGTCAGGCATCAGCTTGGCGGCTAGACTTAACAAGGTTAACTACCAATCGGTAAAAGTGCTCATTCCCCGCCTAAAGCGCTGGGACGAATACGCCGAGAAACTAGCCAAAACATTGTGATAGAATAGCGAGGCCTTTATTATGGAGTTTATACAATTATGTCAACAGTTAAAAAGCCTCGCAAGCTCGATGAGCACGATGATTTCGGCCGACCTAATCAGCCAGTTGAGCAAGGTTCTTAGTCTTAACGATATTCAAGTGTCGGCCATTTACGCTGACTCAATGATCGTGCTTGCCTATCTGATTTTATTAATCAGCAAAACAAATGCCGCTAGGTTTAAAGTTCTAGTGGCATATTTATGTACATTGGTTGTCGCGTACACACCTATTTATGGTGCCCTGAGTCAAGTTGGTTATTATTGCGCCCTTGCAGTGATTTATTTTACCGCACATAAAAACATAAAGAGTTCAAAACGACTAAACACAGGCAGTAAGAAAATAAAATCAACACTTGTTATAATGGTGTTCTTTCAGATGCTTGTGGCCATTGATGCTTATGATAATCCGACAATTGAAACGTGGCTGTTCCGCAATTATGAAGAAGTCACATTATGCATTCATCTTCTTATTTGCACATCCTGCCTTAAGCTCAAACCAATCGACTTGGGCGCCATTTTGGGACGCTTTATTAATAGCCTGCGTGGTTTGGCACATAGCAACTGTCTTGCGCCCCGTTTGTGATACAATATCAACATTAATTAACATTATGCGGCGATAATATGAGCGATAATTACGCATCAAAAGAAGACGTACAATCCATATTAAAAGCTATGGGTGAGTCGACGTCAGCCATTAGTAATTTGGCTATTAAACTTGAACATCAAAGTAGCTTAATGGAAGCATCTGAAAAGCGAAGCGTAAAACGAATTGACAAGTTAGAAACCAAAGCCGAAGAAGATCGCAAAGATGCTGCAGCTTCACGTAAAGAAATGCATAAAGAAATCACAACAATCAGCAGTCGGCTAATACCTGTTGAGTCGATGACTGTTATTATAAAAAACATATCAACAAAACTAATTGGCACGTTAATCACCATGTTTATCGTAGGCGGCGTTGGGATGTTCATTCTATTAAAAATATTAGAGGCCGCACCTAAATGACCATCATAATAACAATTCCAGACGTTAAAGCGTTCTGCCCAACATCATTGCCTGATGCGGTAATCACTAGCTTGATCAATTTAGTTACCGAGAGAATGGGCGCATGTGCCGAGGCCGCTTACCCTGCCGATACCGCCAAAACCATTTTAATTTATGCCATTTGTCATTTTATCCAGGTAACCGAGGGCGGCGAAGTTAAATCCGAACGCTCACCAAATGGTGCCAGTACAACATTTGAGAACCACGCAAGCGGCGAAGGCTTAAAGTCTACCCAATCTGGCCGCACGTTGTTAATGCTTGATACCGCTGGTTGTTCAAATAATCTAGTTCAGCAAACCTTTGTATTCTTGGCAGCTGGCGATCCTGCTACTCCGCATGGTGGACATAATGGATAACGAAACTATAGGAAGAATAGCTACATTTGTAGGCTTTATTTTAGTCATGGTATTTATCTTATGGCACCATTTCTCATTGAAAGATGCGCACCTAAGTGGCGCGTCAAAGTTAAAGCCAAAAATAACACCAAAAACCGACTTCAACGAAATGTGTCAAAGTTGCTTTGGGGCAATGATATCAAAAATGCCATTGCGCACCATTTGCGACCTGCAAGAAGTTGAAAGGCAAAGGATGATTGGCTGCAGACATAGAGCGAAACCAATAGGCCCACCAAACACAAAATTAAACGGTGACCCACTTGACTAGACCAACACGCAGAGCAGCAACAAAGGTTGTCACTATATGGCCAATTACAGGCTCGGACCCATACACGGGCGTAACGTATGGCACACCTTACAAAGTGTCGACTACGTTCGAGCAGGGCGGCACTAGACAATACAACGACAGCCAGGGTAATAAATTTATCCCTGCATCTAAATATTGGTTTGAATTTGTCGAAGCTGACGGGTTACCAAAGCTTAACTGGGCTATTGCATTGGGCGATCACACGATTGAGAATAGCCCAGTTAATGTAGAAAAAGTTGAGTACATTCGCGTTGCCACACTTCAAGACGGCGGCCGCGATGTTGATGATGTTATGGTTTTAACATAATGGGAAAAGTAACCGGCGTAAAAGCACTACAGCGAAACATGGGGCGAATCTTCAAAGACATCAACGAGAAGAAAGCGCCGCAGTTTGTCGGTGCTGTATTGTCGATTGGTCTTACGCACTCGAAAGAGTTGGCACCCTTGGAGTTTGGCACGCTGGTTAATAGTTCGGTCATGGACGTTGATGTTAATTCATTCAAAGGCGAGGTGAGCGGCAGCGTTAGATATTTGGCAAATTACGCAGCCGCGTTAGAATTTAGAACAGACTGGAAGCCAAGGCCAATTAGCGAGAAGGCTGGTCCCGCTTGGAATCCTGATGCTGAACCTCACTTTCTTAGAAAAGGTTTCGAGGACGCAAGCTCCAGAGCGGCAATTAAAAAAGCAGAATCAATATTTAAAATATAGGAGTCATTATGGCAAAATCGACCATCACATATAAAATAAAATTTAAATGGTACGCTCATCCAGTAGCTTTTGTTCTATGGTTTTTTACTGATAATTGTATAAAAGATTGGATGTATACGTTAGAGCTTGAGGATAAATAATGGCAACAATAGCCGATCTCTCAGTAAAGCAAATAGAAGACCACCTAACCGCTGGCGGTTTCCTTGCGGCGTTTACCGATATCCTTGGTAACGCTCAACCTAAGCCAATATATCAGGCTTATGAGCTGGACTTGACCGATATGCCGCCGACCAATCGAGTCGTGATGATTCGCGAAACAGGCACCGTTAATTCAGCTAATCGATTCCTTACCAAAGAGCAACCAATGCTAGTTTTAGTTGTTGGCCAAGCTAATGTTAATGATTTAATTATCGCCAAAGGGCTAGCTAATGATATGGAGATTTACCTTAATGATAACTTCGGTGATGGAGGTTGTTTGTATAATATCAACACAAGCGGAGTGACTGGATCTTTCATACTTCCTGATGGAAGACGCGCCTTCGAAATAAACATAGTGGCATTTTTCAACATATAAGTTGACTTATGAATAAACGTAATGTTATATTGATTGTGTTGAAAAGGCAAAGCAGAACGGACTAGGGTTTTGTTAGCTAAGAAAACCGAGATGTCTTGGATTTTTGTGGGGTTTAGGTTTGGTAACCGACTTTGCTTTAATTGACAATGGAACTAACGGCACCGACATCGGGATAGGAGGGGCACCACCCCTCCGCAGGTCGTGTAAATATCTATCGGTAATGGTTTTGTGAGTTATAAGGGTTGCACCTACGGGTCGCAATCGGATCAAAACCATTAACCAATAGGTATCTCTAAGGAGGTGGTCGTCGCGTAACTCGCAAGGTTGGCCAGATATAGTCGGGAGATTTAATCTGGTATTTAATTAAGTTAACAGGAGTAAATAAATTGTTTAAAAAGTTAAGAGCTTTAGCTTTTGTTGCCATTGGATTATTAGCAATGCCAGCATTAGCAACGGAGGTTCAAAGCGATGGTTTAACATTAAACTCACACGTCTTTATTGATAACCATTTTGAGTTTACCGAAGAAAACCAATCGCCTTTGACCTTAATTGTAATCGAAAATACCGTGACAGCAGTCACGCTAGCTCAGAACCGAACGATGAGCTCAGCTATAGATGATAATAGCACTCAGGTTTTGACGTTTGATAATAGCGTTGCCAAATCGTTGCCAATGAAACGCCATGAGGTTGGTTGGCGCATTTAACTAACTCATATAAATTACATCAATACAGAAACAAGCTAAGCCGCAATTATGCGGCTTTTTTATTGCCTGCACAACCATGTTATAATGCCCTAGAATATTCAAATCTATTATAGGACTATAATTATGGCCGTTTGTACCACATCAAGCAACATGATCGGCAAGACACTGACCGTAGGGTATGCCATTGGCTGCGGGGATGATGTCTTTACTGGTTTAACATTTCTGCCACTAGGCACGATCAATGATAAGCAGTTAGAGTTTAGCGCGAATACGGATGACAACACGAATGATCTATCTGGCGCTGTTACATCATCAATCGTGGTGAATACTACGTTCACATTATCAGTAAGTGGATTTTTAACCACTAACGATTCTGCTTTGTCAGCTCAAAATGCGTTGATCACCTATTACTGGGATGAGCTTAACCCTGGTCGCCAGCCTACCGTTTGGCTTAAGATTTCCGGCCCTGACTACCCTCGCGTGTGGCATGTGTTTGCTAACTTCACAGGATCAACCGAAGGCCATGGCACAACTGCAACATCCACAATCAGCTTCGACTTTGAAACAACTGATACTGGTGTCGCACAATCAGCAGTTAACCTAACAGCGGCGCCATAATGCTGCTGGCTTATGGTCATGCGGAGATTGACTGGCAAGGCGATAAATATCGCCTTGCTCCAACTTTTGCGAATATTGCCAAGCTTGGATCCCCGGTCGAGATAGTCGAGTTATTTAAATCGTTTACCTCGACCGGAGCTGTCTGGCATAAATTTAATATTGCTGTTGGTATTTTGAATGCATGCAGTGACAAGCCGATCCCTGAAAAGCTGACTGGTTTTGTTAAGTTCAGTGAGCGCAAACAACGTTTTATGTATCATCAGCCTACTCATGGTTTGCCGATGATTGACGACGTAATCACGCTTGCGGGGCATTGCTTGCTACATGGTATTTGTGGCAAGACAGATAAAAAAGTCGATGGTGAGCCTCTAAAAGAATTTGATGCCATGGCGTTTATTGAGCTAGCGCGAATTCATCTTGATATGAGTCGCGAAGAGGCGGCATCACTGACCATGACCGAATTCGTACGACTCATGGA